CTGCTTTGTAGATAATCACAAACATACTTTTAAGAAGTATGAATCAACAATTGACCTTTCTAAAATTCAAATTGAAGGTACAGCTAAGTATCAAGAATTTGAAAAGAATGTATTTAATCCTGTACAAGAAAAGTTATATGCGCAAGTAGTGTATGGTTTTACTGCATATGATACTCAAGCAATTGAGAAAATGTCTCCTAAGACAAAAAGATTTATTAAAGTAAGATATACAAAAGCTCAACAACTTATTAATAGATGGAAGCAAGAAATTACCAATTCTTATATTGATTCTTTTCTTACAAAATTATTCCCCAAATCTAAATTAGTTGAACATTTTTCTTCAATTAAAGGATTTGATAAAGATTATTTGTCTACATTTAGCTTTAAAGAAGTTGGTCTTAGTAAAATTAAAATTGCAGAACTCCTTATGAAAAACAACTTATTGCCAAATTATTTTTTCAAAATTAATGCATAAAAATGGAACACATATTTGTATCAAATGGAGAAACACAGCTTGCGTTAATTCCAGAAAATGACATCGATAAGGGATTATTAAGAGAACTTATGGATAATGGTCCAATAGAAATAGAATGGATTAGACAACCTGTAGGTATTCTTAGTAAATCTATTACTAGTGGTGTTATTATACGTAGAAAGCGTCAAACTGTTACAGAAAAACAATTACCTAATGATCAAAGCGAAGCTTAAGAAATGCACTCAATGTAACCAAGAAAAAGTTATATGGAAAAGTGTAGGAAAAAGAGATAAGTATTGTAAAGAATGCTGGTACTCTATAGATAAGCCTAAATCTATTTCCCCTGTCTCTAAAAAGAGGCAGGTGGAAATGGATGAGTATTCTAAAAAACGCAATATATTTTTAATTGCTAATCCCAACTGTCAAGCAAAACTTGTTGGTTGTACAGGGACATCCACTGATGTACATCATAAACAAGGTAGAACAGGAGATAACTATTTAAAAATGAGTGCTTGGTTATCTGTATGTAGATCATGCCATTCTTGGATAGAAACTAATCCTTTAGAAGCTAAAGAGTTAGGATTTAGTGAATCACGTTTAAATTAATTAAAATGTCACACCCATTACACCACGCTATTTCAAGTCAAAAGAAATGGGCAGGAAAAATAGATGACTATCTTCCAATTCACAATTGGTTCGATGAAACGAAGGCAAACTATCCAGATATGAGACACAGAACTCTTAGACATCACGCTGAGGGTATTTTTTGGTGTGAAGAGAAGTTTGGAGTGTATATAACAAACTCTGATGGGAAAATGGTTCCTGTTAGAGCTCTTGGAGAACAACATGTTAAAGAAGATATTGGATGGATACCCACTATTAAGGACTATTTAGACAATATGAATGTTGTTGGATGGATGTATAAACCAGGAGATGGTAGAAAAATGATGAAAGAAATAGCTGATGAGAAGCTAGACTATATTAAAAAAGATTAGTTATGACACCAAAAGAAAAAGCAGAAGAATTATTTACTACATATAGATTTTCTTTATCTATACCAAATGCTCCATTAGGAGATTTAAAGGATAGTATTGCCAAACAATGTGCATTAATAGCAGTAGATGAAATAATAAATTCAAGACCTGCTATAACAGATTCTCAAATAGAATATCAAAATTATTGGCAAGAAGTAAAACAAGAAATAGAAAAGCTATGACATCAATAGAATGGTTATATAAACTATCAAAACAGAGAGAACTTGATAAGTTTGATTTGGAACAAGCCAAAGAAATACACAAGCAGGAGATAATAAATGCTTATAACCAAGGAGCTTCGGATGCTTATCCAAATGGTAGTTATATTGAAGGAAATACATACTATCAAGAAACATTTAAAAAAGACTCATCTAAAGAACAACAAAAGCAACTTATTACAGAAATAATGGACTTAGATGCTAAGGATGGGTTGTATGAAGATGATGTTGAGAAGTTGGCTCACCAATATAATCCAGTTATGAAACTTGATGCTGAATTTATTAGGGCTGGATTCAAAGCAGGTTACAATAAAGCCAAAGAAACTTTATATACAGAAATATCAGATGAAGAAATAGAGAAAGCAGCATTTGACTATGTTGAAAATTCTGAAGAAGATAAATGGACTGCAACATTAACTTTCATAGCTGGTATTAAATGGTACAGAGAACAATTAAAAAAACAATGATTAAAAAAGCATGGTGGATGATATGTCACTTAACAGGCTTTATCATCTACCTATTATTTCAAAGAAAAAAAGATTAGTTATGGCAAAAAGACCTAAAAAATTAGAAGTAAAACCTTCTGTATTAGAATGGTGTAACGAACAAGTAGATCAAGGTAATGAATTAAAAATATGCTGGAGTGGTGGAGGCGATTCTGGATGGACACATTTTCAAATAGATGGAGAAGATGTAGATAATGAATATACAGAGTATTTAGTAGATAGGATGTATGAAGTATTAGACTATGGAAGTTGGGCTGGTGAATTTGAAGCAACAGGAGAAGCTGTATATAATAAAGAAGAACAAGCATTTGTAGGAATAGATGACTATTCTGAAGATGAAACAATGTCACATGGTTGTAATATTGTTATACAAGTGCCTAAAGATCTATGGTATGATAATCTTTCTATTAGTATTGAAGGTAATGATGGCGATACTACAAGAATAGATGCAAGATTTAATGTTAAAAACGGTTTCTTATCTGATAAACACACTGCATTTATTGGTGGTCTTGAAGAAAAAATGCAAGAAGAAGTTGATGCTGTTATTGAAGACTTTATTAATGTTTCAGGAAAAGACTATCGTAGTATTTGGGAAACTATTAACCTAGAGCCTAAAGATGGTAACATTAAAGATGATTGTATAGAATACATTATTGGTTCATTAAGTATAGGTACAACATCTTCAGAGCCTAAAGATATTTATTTAGAAATTACAGAAGAAGATACATTAGTTGACATTTAAATTAATTAACAATGCAATACGAAAATCAAAGTTATATTGTTAGCGGTCAAGGAGGTTTTAAATTAAGTGAAGCCTTTAAACTTTGGAAAGCTAAATATCCAGAATTTATAGATTTTAAGAAAGATGTTATTACAAATCCTAGTCTTGAAGACTTTGGAAAGTTTGTAGAAGAATATTGGGACAGTGTATTACCTGCTACAGTAGAAGAAGCTCTTAGACAAGAAAATACAGAAACTAGACGTACATATTTTGACTGTATAGGCGTACAAAAACTCTTTAAGTCATTGAATCCCAAGCTTTTAGATAAGCAAGTGATCACCAAAAAAAGAGCTAATTGGGATGATAATAATAAGGAAAGTTTTCGTACATTTGAAGATGTGTATGAGCTCTATGAGATTAAAGGAACAAAGCTCTTTGAGAAAGATAGATGGGGTAGAGAACCAAACCCTGTATATGCTGTAAGATGCTGGTGTACAACAACTAATAGAGAGTATTGGCTCTATGTTAACCATCAAGCAGCTACAGGAAGTAGATGGTGGGGTGATAGAGACAGCGCAAACTATGACGCTATACGTGCAATTGCTTGGACTATTTTGATTGACACAGATGAAAATAATATAGAAAAAATGTATAGACAAGGTGATATAATAGTTGTTAAATTAAAAAAAGAAACATCATCTGGTGCTAGTCGTCATTTATCTAAAGAAGGATATCTTTCACTTATGTACAGCGAGACGTAGATATGTAAAAAATTTAATATGACTGGTATTTATAAAATAACATCTCCAACTGGAAAAATTTACATTGGACAAAGTGTAGATATAAAAGGTAGAAAAAATAATTACAAAAGTTTAAGATGTAAAGGACAAGCTAAATTGCATAGCTCTTTGATATCTCATGGATGGGATAAACATATTTTTGAAGTAGTTTATGAACTACCAAAAGATGTTCATCAGTCTGTTTTAAATAACTTTGAAATATTTTATTGGTCTCAATTTAAAGAAGCTGGTTGTGAGATGTTAAATTTAAAAGAACCAGGTCACAATGGAAGACATTCAGAAGAAAGTAAGAAAAAACTTAGTCAAATTCAAATAGGTAAAACTATTTCTGAAGAAACTAAAAAAAGAATGAGTTTGTCTCAATCTGGTAGAAAACACACTGAAGAAGCAAAATTAAAAATAAAACAATATTTTACTGGAAGACCTAGAAAACCAGAAACTATTGAAAAAATGAGAAAAGCTGCTACAGGTGTAAAAATGTCAGAGGAAACTAAAAGAAAAATGAGTGAAGCTCAAAAAAGAAGACAAGAACTTTTAAGAAAAAACAAAAGTTATTAATGTATTCAGAAACTTAAAAACAAATAAAAAATGGAAAATCAAGATTCAAT